CTGCTGCTGGTGTAGTGTCAACATATTCGTTGGTGTATACTACTGTTGGTGCTTACCTTGGTGGTGTTCTTGCACCGAATGGTGATATACATTTTGTTCCTCATAGTGCTGACAGAGGACAAAAAATAACTCCTAGTGCAAATGCAACATCGTATTCAGTCTTGGTGCCAGAAATAGTTGAAGATTCTACTTTAGATGTGAACATGCGACAGTTACGTGGTAACATTTCATACTCTGAAGGTTTATCAACTTATTCATTGGTGTATACCACAACTAATGCTTATGAAGGTGGTGTTCTTGATCCTAATGGTGACATACATTTTGTGCCTTTTATTGCCAACAGAGGGCAAAAAATATCTTCTGCTGGTGTAGTATCCACATATTCGTTGGTGTATACTACCGCCGCCGGTGCTTATTCTGGTGGTGTTCTTGATCCTAATGGTGACATACATTTTGTTCCCAATTCTGCCAGAGTAGGACAAAAAGTATCTTCTGCTGGTGTAGTATCCACATATTCACTGGTGTATACTGTTTCTAATGCTTATGCTGGTGGTGTTCTTGCACCGAATGGTGATGTACACTTTATTACAGATAGTGCTGTAGTAGGACAAAAAATATCTTCTGCTGGTGTAGTATCCACATATTCATTGGTATATACCACCGGCGGTGCTTATTTTGGCGGTGTACTTGCACCGAATAATACAGATATATATTTTATACCGAGAGGTGCTGGAGTTGGACAAATATACTCTGTTCTTGCAAACTCTTCTTCAAAGTTACTTGTCAAAGGGCAAGTCAATGAAAATCCTCCATCATCTTCCTTTGATTTACAATATCTTGTGCTTGCCGGTGGTGGTGGCATGGGTTCACCAGTCAACGACTCTGGTGGTGGCGGTGCTGGTGGTTATCGTTCCTCTGCGTCAGGCGAAAGATCAGGTGCAAACTCTGACCCCGAAACACTTTTTACTGCAACAATAGGAGTTACGTACAATGTTACCGTGGGTGCAGGTGGTAGCATAGGCGCAAATGGCTCAAGCAGTAATTTTGATACAATTATTTCTATTGGTGGTGGATCAGGAGGCAGTTCAACAACACGTGCAAATTCTGGCGGATCAGGCGGTGGTGCTGGTATTTTTTCTTTTACATCTCCGGCAGGAACAACAAATCAGGGTACCTCAGGAGCAGTAGATCGGTTCAACTCTGCTGACGCAGTAGGTGGTGGTGGCGCAGGGTTTCCTCCTGCAAATAGCCAATTCATCAGTGCATTGCATTTCGGTGGCAATGGGCTTTCTTCAAATATAACAAGCATACCTACAATGAGAGGTGGTGGAGGTGGTGGAGGTGCTGATAGTATTTCTGTTACAAATGGTGGTAGTGATGTTGGTGGCAGAGGTACAACAAACGGCAACTCTGGAAATGGTATAGTTAGCACAGGCAGTGGTGGCGGCGGGCAAGCAAGTGGTACTTACATTGCAGGAGGATTAGGCGGTTCAGGTGTTGTCATACTTAAATATCCTTATGACTACACAATAAATTTAGATCCGGGGCTGAGTGCAACAACAACAACAGTTGCTCAAGACGGTTTTTTGTTTGAAGTTGCTCAAATCACTCAAGGAACTGGAATTGTTTCATGGCAATTTAGGAATACCTAACTATGGCACATTACGCTTTTTTAGATGAAAACAATTTTGTCGTTGAAGTTATTACAGGGAAAGATGAAAATGTAGGTAATATAAATTGGGAAGATTATTATGGTCAAAAACGCGGTTTGAGGTGTAAAAGAACATCGTATAATGGTAACATAAGAGGCATCTTTGCTGGATATGGCTTTCATTATAACGAAGAGTTGGATAGATTTATTCCACCTTTTAATCCTCTTCACCCTTTATACTCAGAAACCTCTGAAGAAACCGCAGAAGATCCTACACAAGATTATCCTCTGTGTCGTTTTTATGATATACGAACTAATGAAATTTTTGAAAGAAGAATGACCGCAGAGATGTTTGAAAAATTACTTGAATACAACCCACAATTACAAAAAATTGAAATTATACCAAAATTAGAAAAAACTACAGAAGAAAACCAGACATTAAATGTATCATCATGGGTTCACCAGGTATGATAAATAGTAGAATTATAGGAAAAATTAAATAACATGGCACTTTTAAAGACAGACACCAGAGTTTTTGGCACATTAAATGTGAATACTGCCATTCTCATAGGCAATACCACATCGTCTTTAAATTTAGTTCCTTTTATAGGCTCCGTATTTACACGTGCGAATAACACGGTCAATGCGAACACTGGTGGTACAGTCACAGGAAACACAGTAATTCGTGGTAATTTAATTGTAACCAACACGACAACTTCTGTTTCAAATACAACAGGTGCTTTACAAATTAGTGGTGGTGTTGGTGTGACTGGTAACGTTTATGCTGACGGATTGTATGATGGTAGAAACTCAAACTTACCAGTGGGTTATTTAAATGTACCGCGGTCGGGAACGGCAAAAACAACAAGTTATACTTTAGCGACAAGTGATGTTGGTGAGTTCATTGAAATTGGTGCAGGCGGGTCTGTTACTGTGCCTGATGCTATTTTTTCTACTGGTGATGCAATCACTATTTTCAATAACACCGCAGCAAATGCAATTATAACGCTGAATATTACAACTGCATACATAGCAGGTTTTGATACCGACAGAACAACAGCGAATCTTACAACAAGAGGTATCGCAACAATTTTGTTTTCAAATTCAACCACTTGCGTAATTATTGGTAATGTTTCATAAATTAGATTAAATATATGGCAACTATAACAACCAAACAACAATTCAAAGATTATTGTTTACGCAGACTTGGTTTTCCAGTCATTGAAATCAATGTAGACGATGATCAAGTAGAAGATCGTATTGATGATGCACTTAGGTTTTGGCGTGACTATCACTATGATGGTACCGAAAAACTGTACATGAAGCACATGATTACACAAGCAGACATTGATCGTCAATGGATTTACTGCCCTGATGCGGTTCAATTTGTTACAGGAATTTTTCCATTTGATCAATCAAATGCTTCAATCAATATGTTTGACTTACGTTATCAGTTACGTCTACACGACTTGTATGACTTTACTTCAGTATCGTATGTGTCGTATGAAATTACAATGCAACATCTACGCACATTGAATCTGCTATTTTCTGGTACACCACAGTTTCGTTTTAATCGTCATCAAAACAAAGTCTTTCTTGACATTGATTGGACAAGAGATGTTCAACCAGGAGACTATGTTGTCGTTGAATGTTATCGTGTGTTGCGACCAGAAACAGTTACATTAACAGGCACAGTTTCGGGCAGCCCATCATCAAATACAATTGTTGGTGTCGGCACAAAGTTTGATCAAGAAATTGTACCGTTTGATTTTATTACCATTGGTAATGAATCAAAACAAGTGGGTAACATTGAATCTCCTACAAGTTTAACGTTGGTTGGACCACCAACACTTACTCATACTAATTCTACAATCTCAATTGAGGGTGTAACGGATATATGGAATGATCGCTTCTTCAAACAATTAGCAACAGCAAAAATCAAACAACAATGGGGTAACAATCTCAAAAAGTTTGAGGGTATTCAAATGCCAGGTGGTGTTACACTTAATGGTCAAAAGATTTATGACGAAGCGACTGAAGAAATCAAAGAAATGGAAGATGCGATTTACATGATGGGTTCACTACCTTCAGAGATATTTACTGGATAATGGCGACAAATTTTTATTTTAATAATTTTCCTTCACGTTTGGGTAACGGTAACTCTGTTACTCCTGAACAACTATTGGTTGAAGATTTAGTTATTGAAGCACTCAAGATATACGGTTTAGATGTTTATTATTTACCGCGTACAACACGTGATGAAGTAGACTATCTATTTGGTGAAGATGTTTTAAAGCAGTATCGTACCGCACATCCTATTGAAATGTATCTTGAAAATGTAAATGGTTTTGATGGTGATCAAGACTTCATTTCAAAGTTTGGTTTAGAAATTCGTGATGAAGTAACCATGCTAGTTTCACGACTTAGATTTAGATACACAGTCAATGGTTTGGTAAGACCAAATGAAGGTGATTTGATTTACATACCAATGACCACAAGTTTTTTTGAAATCACACAAGTGGAATCAGAAAATGATCAAGCAATGTTTTACACATTAGGTCGTGGGCGTGGTGGTAATGTGTACGTGTATGCATTAAAAATGAAACAATTTTATTTTTCAAATGAGATTATTGATACTGGAGTTGCTGAGATAGATGGCAATATTCGTAACTACTATCCAAAAATTCGTATTTCATTAGCCGGCGGTGGTACAGGTAAGTTTGTCAATGATGAAATTGTGTATCAAGGGTCTTCACTTGCAACTGCTACATCACAAGCGATTGTTTATGATTTTGTGCCAAACACTCACGTTGATATTTACCGAACACAAGGAGATTTTGTTTCTTCTTCTGTAATAAAAGGCAATACATCAGGTGCAAATTGGGAAATAGTGCTTGTGTCTGATAAAGTAACTCAAAACACTGCATTTGAGGACATCATTGACAATGCACGAATTGAAGCAGCCAGTGATAATATCATTGACTTTACCGAAGTCAACCCGTTTGGAGAACCTTGATGTTAGGTAACGCACAATTTTATCACCGCACCATACGTAAGATGGTCGTTGTTTTTGGTACAATGTTTAATGATCTTGAGATCGTTCGTTACACACAATCTGGCACACCTAAAGAAAAACTTAAAGTGCCGTTGTCATATGGACCAAAAGAAAGATATCTGACACAGATTACTTCTGATCCCAATCTTGTTAAGTCAGTCAACTCTGTAATACCAAGAATGTCATTTAATCTTGACAGTCTTGAATATGATGCAAATCGTAAACAGATTTCTACGTTGCAGAATTTTGCTTCTCCAACAAACACTGGTGTAAACACTCAATATTTACCAGTGCCATATAATTTTGAGTTTAGTCTATCAATCTATGTGCGAAACACCGAAGATGGCACACAGATACTTGAACAGATTTTACCTTTCTTCACACCAGATTTTAGTGTGGTTGTGGATTTTATACCTTCAATGGGTTTAAAATATACAGTGCCTATCATACTCAACTCTGTCGCATCTACAGTGGAGTATGAAGGTGGCATGTCTGACGGCACAACGAGATTAATTCTTTGGGACTTGACATTCACTGCAAAGAGTTTCATTTGGCCACCCGTCAAGACTGGTAAAATCATCAATGCTGCAAACACCAATATTAATATTGATTTGTCTTCTACAAGTGTACAGAAAGTGTACGTTGACTATGCAAATGGTAACAATGTATTCACAACAGGTGAAACATTGCGTGATACCGCAAACGGATTTATTGGTACTGTAGAATACTTTAGCAATAGTTCTATTGGTACATTAGTAATTACTAATGGCAACAAACTTATTGGAGAAAGATATGTATTGACTGGAGATTATTCAAATGCAAAATATACAGTGAATACATTAGATGTGAATCCTGTCAAAGCAATTGAAGTGGTTACTGAACCTGATCCTGTAAACGCATTGCCAAATTCTAACTACGGATACACAGAAACAATTACAGAATGGCCTGATACATTATGAAAAAACTGAATAAAAACTTGTCAGAAATTTTTGACGTAGAGCCTATTGAAGAAAAGATCGTTGAAACATTACCTGTTGTTGTAAATAACAACACGAATCAGATTGACGCTGATGCAGAATTTGCGCGTGATAATATGCGTGAGTTGATTACAAACGGCAACAGAGCAATAACTGAACTGGCATCCGTAGCAAATCAATCAGAATCACCACGTGCATATGAAGTCTTAGCCACAATGATGAAAAATCTGGCTGAGATGAATAAAGATTTGTTGGAACTTCAGAAACGTAAAAAAGAGCTTGCACCTCAGTCTGAGACCACAAAAGGAGTCAACATAGATAAAGCAGTCTTTGTTGGCTCCACTAACGAATTACTTAAAATGATTAAAGGAAATAAATAAAATTATGGAACAATTAATAGAACAGATGAAAGTTATTTTGGGAACAAACTTTGGTTTGTATTTCAAAGCACACACTTTTCATTGGAATGTGGAAGGACCTAACTTTGCTGAGTATCATGGATTTTTAGGTACGTTCTATGAAGCGGTGTATGATCAGACTGATGCAATTGCAGAACACATTCGTGCATTAGGTTCATATGCTCCTACCACTCTTGCAAGAATGCTAGAACTTTCAAAAATTAATGAGATTGTAGCAATACCATCAGCCCTTATTATGATGTCTGAACTTGCTCAAGACAATGATAAGTATATTATGGAACTCCGCGCAGGAATTGCACTTGCTGATGCTGCTGATGAACCAGCAGTAGGAAACTTTTTACAAGATATTCTTGATGCACACCAAAAACATGGTTGGATGTTGAAGAGTTTTACACGATAAAACATGGATGACGGATACCTTGGTAATGCGCGACTCAAAAGAGTTGGCGTTGAAATATCCTATACCGAAGAACAACTCAAAGAAATTGTAAAATGCACCGAAGATCCGGTGTATTTTATACGTACCTACGTTAAGATCGTCAACGTAGATAAAGGTCTTGTTCCTTTTGATATGTGGCCATTTCAAGAAGATATGGTCACACAATTTCACAGCAATCGTTTTGTCATTGCTAAAATGCCACGACAGGTGGGTAAAACAACCACGACTGTCGGGTATATGCTTTGGTCTGCATTGTTTAATGAAGAGTTTGTGATTGGTATTCTTGCAAACAAACTTCAACTTGCACAAGACATTCTGGCTAAGATACAAAAAGCAT